GCTCTATTTGATTGATCTTTTACGCGGTAAATGGGAAGCCCCTGAAATGAACCGTCAGGCGCAGAAGTTTATCGATAAACACAAAGATTATACCTATGAGTTAAGACCAATCCGCTGGATGAAAGTCGAAGATAAAGCCCATGGAACTCAACTTATTCAAAATCTAGGCACTTATTCAGGTGTTCCAGTATTACCTGTGCAGCGCGGTACGGATAAATTGACTCGCTTTATGGATATTCAGGTACCACTTGAACATGACTATGCAAATAAACCGGAAGACCGGTTCGTAATGCTACCAATGAACTCAAAATGGATCGCTGATTTCACTGAAGAGTGTGAGGCATTCAATGCTGCGATGACTCACGATCATGATGACCAAGTTGATACCTTGATCGATGCAATCGAAGAGGCAACGGTCATGCTGAATTATCAACCTCCAATGGCAGGCTAAAATGGCTAAGAAAAGTAAGAGAAAGGAAGTAGATAGCCCTCTATCTGTTGGTGGGCATTTATACACTCAACAAGCAGAAACAGCATTTTTAAACTTCTTAACGCGTATGCCCGATGTTGATGAAGTATTAAGAAAGGCTGGCGTATCTCGTCATCGCTTATCTGTGTTGATGTACGATGATGAAATTTATCAGTGTGTCGAAAAGCGCCAGGATAAACTTGAGAGTTCGCCGTTTAGACTAGACCCTGAAAGCGGTGTAAAAGACGGTATTCAAACCAAAATTCTGATTCAACAATTGACCAAATGGTGGTCTGAGTTAGTGTTAGGCACTCAGAATGCGCGGTGGTACGGTTTTTCGGTAATTGAAGCGGTATATGATAAGGATATGCTACATGTTGAAGGTGATGAGATTACGCCTTTCGTTGGATGGAAATGGATAGGCGTAAAACCTATGCAATGGTTCGATCCTAAGAATGATGGAAGATTATTACTATTGCAAAATTATAATGATCAAAATCGTGATATTGAGTGTAATCAACAATTCAAACATTTTTTAACTCAATGTAAGCCTACTTATGAGAATCCTTTAGGTGAGGCTCTTTTCAGTCGTTTGTACTGGTTGTGGTTTTTTAAAAATGGAACGACTAAGTTTTGGGCTAAATTTGTTGAGCGTTTTGGTAATCCATTGTTATTAGGTAAATCAAAACAAGTCAAAGAAATGATGACAGCATTACTTAATGCTCATGCAAGCTCTGTTCTATCTATAAATGAGAGTGAATCTGTTGAGCTACTGTCAGCGGCATCAAATGGAAATGGGGGATCTGCAGCATTTGAATCATTTGATAAGAAAGTTGAAAGAAGTATTCAAAAAGTTATATTGGGACAAACTCTCACGAGTGGTACAGATGGTGCAGGATCTAGAGCATTAGGAGAGGTCCACTTAGAAGTCCAAAACAATAAAGTCAATGCTGACATTCGAATGATTACATCGACAATTCAAGCAATTATAGATGCACTATGTGCATTGAATGGATGGGAACGTCATACGGTAGTGATTGGTGATGAAAAATCATTAAAAGCAGATCAAGCTGAGCGAGATGTAAAACTTAAGAATGCTGGTGCAAATTTAACGAATCAGTATTTCCAACGTGAATATGATCTGATTGAAGGAGATGTGGCTGTCACGACTGAAGTTAACACTTTGCCTGCTGCACAATTTCATGCACTCCCTAAATCTTCATTCAATTTTAAAGCTCATAGCCAAAACTTAAAGCCTGAGCAGATTGAACTTGAGGAGGTTGCTAAAAATCAGCCTAAGGTTCTGTTATCTGAATCAGAACTTGAAGTAATCGTATCTGAATCAGCGGACACAAGCGAATTGGTATCTAAGTTGTATTCAGCAACTAAAGGTTCATCAGTGGATGATTTTGAACTCACAATGTCGAGAGCGTTGTTTATGTCTGATGTGATGGGATATGTACATGCTAGGCAAGGAAAATAGACATGACTGATTATGTAGAAGCCTTGAAATATGCGCGTAGTCGCAATGTCGTTTTACCTGAAGAGTTTTACTTACTTGATATTAAAACAAGGCATTACTCCGCTACAGTAAGTCGATTGGCCTCTATCGATCAAATCAAGACTGTTTTGGAGTTGGTAAATAAATCAACTGAAGATGGTTCAACTTTTGATGAGTTTAAGAAACATATAGCTGATGAGGGCATTGAACTCTCAGATCATCACCTAGCAAATATCTATCGCACTAACATGCAGATGGCTTATGCACATGGGAGATGGACACAGCAACAGGCGAGCAAGGAATCACGACCATATTTGATGTATGTTGCGATTAATGATAGCCGGGTAAGACCAACTCACCTTAAGTTAAACAACATCATTAGGCATATTGATGATCCATTTTGGACGTTGTATTACCCGCCGTGGGATTTTATGTGTCGTTGCCATGTAATTGCTTTAACTAAAAAGCAAGCTGAGAAATACGGTATTACTTCAGATGAAGATCTACCAGAGGTTGCACGTAATTTAGGTTGGAGTTTTAACCCCGCAACTTGGGGCACGAATTTAAATGAAGTGCTTGATCAAAAAATAGCAGACAATCTTTTAGATCTTCCATACTCATCTGAAATTCTTGATATTAAGAATACTGCTTTGCTTGAGCAAGATGTTGAAAATGCAATTGTTGATGCTTTTAAACCACTTGAAAAATCAAACCGAAAAATCTTAGATGATTTTTTAGATACTGTGATTGATAGTGGCAAAGATATAGCACCATCAGCACCGCGCTTTGTTGTAGAGCTTGCAGCTGAAGATGAGAAGCTGACCGAACTTTTGAAAGATGCCATAACCAAGAAAGGTATTGATAGAAAATCTAAGTCTATTTGGGATTGGATGAATGATTCATTTCAATCAATGCTTGGATTTGCAAAGAACCTTAAAAATAAGCTCACTGGAAACAATATTAAAGGTTTTGATTCATTGAGCTTGCAGAAGGGTAATGTTATCGGAATTCAAACGCCTACATTATTTAAAACAGCTGAGAATGCAGGTAAAACGATCACGATTTTAGATATGAAAGGCCACGCGATTGATCTATCGAAAATTCAAGGCTTGGATGGTGCGCTATTGGCATCTGATTTAAACCTACAAGTGGTTGATGTGACCAGTGAATCAATCATACTCAAGCGCACTGAAGAGAAAGCAACTCGGTTATTTATAGCCCGAAATACAATATACAGTGTTTAAATAATTGAAAATTCAAGACCACCTTAATAGGTGGTTTTTTAATGGAGCATCAAAATGCCAGAAGCTGAAAAGCCTAATCAGTATTGTTTCCAGCTCGGGCAACTGAGTGTTGATAGCGCTGAGGGTGGCAAAAAGAAAAGAACATTTTCGGGAATCGCTTATAGCGGTGAAGTCATTACTGACCATTGGTTTTGGGATCGAATTATCTTTGATCTCGATTCAATGCAGTTAAAAGGTCGAATTCCCGCATTACTGGAACACCGATCAAGTCAAAGGGCGGGTGCAATCAATACACATTCCATTAATCATCAAACAGGCTTAACGGTTATAGGTGATTTGATGAGTAATGAGTTTGGTACTCAGGTTGCTCAAGACTCAGACGATGGTTTTCCATGGCAAATGTCTGTTCGTATCGAGCCATCTGCAATAGAAGAGATTCAAGCGGGTGCATCGGTCACAGTGAATGGAAAGATTCATCAAGGGCCAATTACTGTTTTTCGTGGCGGTCGCATTCGTGAAGTATCGTTTTGTGCATTAGGTGCCGATGATAATACCAACGCCGTGGCAGCAAACCACAACCCAAAGTCTAATACTTTCAACAAAGAGGACACTAACGTGACTGAACTCGAACAGGCGAAAGCCGCTCAAAAGAAAGCTGAAGAAGAACGTGACGCAGCACAAACCGAACTTAAAAAGTTTAAAGCTGAAAAACGTACTGAAGACATTGCAGCTTTGGAAACATCTCTAAACAAGCAATTTAGCGCTGATGAGAAGAAGTCTTATACAGATATGGATGACGTATCTTTTAATTTCTTATCTCAGCAATTAAAGCAATTTTCAGCTGGTACACAACAACCCACTGAACAATCAAAGGTAAATAATATTCCAAATCAATTTGCTCATTTATTCAGTCATCAAGCTAATGGTGGCCAAAGTGGAAATGGGCAAGCACAAGGTTCAGCACTTGATAATGCATTTAATCAATTTGCTGCAGCCAAATAAAAAGGTGATTAATCATGGGTAAAACAATTACAGAAACAATTGAAAGCCGTCAACTCATTGTCGGTAATGGGGTTCGTACAGAAAATGCGAAGCCAACTTCAGGAATTGCCTACAAACGTGGTGACTTAGTTCATGTTGATGAAAATAACATGGTTACACATCCTACATTTACGGGAGATAAGTTAAGCGACTGGGATGCGATTGTGGTTGAAGATTTTTCAGAAGATCAATCGACATACCATGCAGCAAACAATCTTGAAATGCCTTTATATGTGCAAGGACCATTTGATGTGGCTGTGGTCACTGTAAATGGTGTTTCTTTAACCACTGCACAAATAGACTCAGTGCGAGCACAAGCATTGAAAAACAAAATTGAATTACGAAAAGTGGTAGGGAATTAATAATGAGCCAAACTTTTACATTTCAAAATGCACCTGTTGAGTTACTTGATATTCCTCAATTGGTTTTAATCACTGACAAGATGAAAAAAGTGGACACTTGGATTATTGACCGCTTTTATCCTCAACGTGTTGCCTACAATAAAACAGTTGTTCCAGTGGGTGAGCTTAACACAGCTACCCCACTAGCACCTTTTGTAACTCCAAGCACAGGTGCCCGACCTATTGATGTAGCTGAAACAGCGCAAGTAGATTTTGTTAAACCTGCTTATCTAAAACCAATGATGACAGTAACCCCTGCGACAATTCAGGATTCAGCCTTAGTCGGCCAATTGCGTCAATATGGAATCATTGCAACTGGTTCCAATCGTTTAAGTGATGCTGATCTTCTTCTTATTGACCAAGCTCAGAAAGCAATTTATTTACGACAATCTATTGAAAATCGAAAATTGTTGATTGCTCGTGATGTTCTACTCTATGGAAAAACAACATTTGCGTCAGCGGATTTTCCAAAATACGAAGTCGATTATCGCCGTAATCCTGCATGTAATTTTTCACCTTTGATAAAATGGGGGCAAGTTGGTGCAAAAGTGATGGATGATATGCAAGCCATGATTGATATTTCAATCGAGCATGGTGGTAGTTCTCCTCACATGATTGTGACGAGCTCTAAAGTCTTTAATGCTATGCGACAAGATCCAGAGTTCAAAGAAAAATTTATTGCCCCATTTGCCGGTATTAGTGTTCCGCTCACACCTTCTTTTGATCATAAAGACAAACCTCAATTTCGTGGAACTGTCGACAATATTGAAATCTGGACTTATGACGTTCAGCATAATATGGATGGTGCTGCAGGTCGTTTTATTCCTGAAGATTTCTTCGGAATGATCAATGATGCAAATGGATGGATTGCTCATTGCGCAATCCAAAATCTTGAGGCATTCGGTCAAGCACTTGAATTCTTCTTAACACAAGATCAGAAAAAGAATCCATCAAGCATTGAGCTTCTTGCTGAATCATCACCTCTTGCCGTGCCAAACAACAAAAATGGCTTGGTGGGTGGTCGTGGATTTGTTTAAGGGGAATTACATGCCAAAGTACATTGCAAAACAATCCATTGGTCACTTTCGACCAGGTGATGAAATCAAAGGGCTTGAAGCTAAACAACTTCAGGCCCTTTTAGCATCTGGGGCTATTGAAGAAGAGCAAGCCATTGAACAGCCTAAAGAGAGTAACTTTGCATCCCAAATGGCTGCGCTTGCTGCAGAAAATGCAGAGTTGAAAGCAAATGAACTTTCG